AAGCAAGGCCGATCACAGCAACGGCACCAGTACCAGAGCCGCCTGCCACGGTCACGGAGACCTTCACACAGCGCTTGATGTCGGTGACGTTCACAAACAGTTTCTGCAGTGAAGCAGTGTTTGCGGTGGTAGTGGTGAAGCCGCCACCAGTCACGTCGGTGTAGGAACCGCCGGAGGTGTCGGAATGGGTCAGCTTGACGGCATAGGTGATGCCAGCACCGCCGGCTTCGGCGTCCAGCAGCACAGCAATGTCGCCCTCGTAGCCCTGCAGATCAACGGCAGAGCTGGTCGTGGTAGCAGCCACAACGTCGTTGCGGAGCAGACCCAGGACCGTGGTCTTCGAGCCAAGGTTGTGGATGGTCATGATTTAGCCCTCCGTCGAGGGGTAGATGGTTTAGGTGCTGGCTGAGCAATTTCCTCAACCAAATCGGCCACCTTGTCGGCGACCGCAACAGCTTTACCAATACCGATCAGGAGCTTGGCGTCCGAGGGGGAAGCCTCATGGACTTCCCCGAGACGGATCACCTGGCCTGCCAGCATCGTTTGCCGTAGGACCTTGATCAACATGATCAGAGGGTGTTGTTGCCGCGGCTGAAGGACTCAGGATGGCGGATTGCGATATCGCAGTCCTGCATCGCCACAACGCGGACGGTGCCGCTGGTGCTGTGGGTGTAGGGGTCCACCATCAGGTCGAGGCCAGAGAAGTAACCGATGATCAGGTCGGCGAAGTTGCCGAACCACAGATCGCCAGCAGCAACCTGGTTGGACAGCACACCGCGGTAGCCGTTCACCTCACCGTTTTCCATGATGAAGATGCCGGAGCCGGCGTCCTTCTTCGTGGTCTTGAGGTAGCCACGCATGGTGGCGTTCATCAGGTACACAGGGGTACCCAGCAGAGCGTTGGCGGTAGCCACGTCGCTCTCGAGATTCACCACTTCGGTGAAGGTAGGAGCATCAGCGGCGAAGTCCTCGGTGCCGATGCCGGTGGTGTTCTTCAGACCCAGGGGCTCGCTGTTGGAGCCGGTGCCATACAGGCCGGCGGCGTCGATCTTCAGAGCGATCACGCTGGCCAGGTCGCTGCGCACCATGTTCTCCACGTCGATGGAGGACTGGATCATCAGGCGACGGCTGAAGTCGGTATAGGCAGCCACGGTGCGGGGCACCAGGCTCACCTGATCGACGGTCTGCTGGGACTCGGTGGAGGAGCCGGACTCGGCCACCCAGTAAGCGGTAGCAGCGCCGGACTGGCGGGGGATAGCCACGTTGCCGGTCAGGCCGGTCAGCACGGTGGCGCCAGCTTGATCCAGGGCAGAAGCGTTACGGAGCAGGTCGATGAACGAACCGGCATCCAGATCGGTAGCAACCAGGTTGCCGCCGGCGGAAGCGGTGCCGACGTTCAGGTCACGACGCAGCACATCCTGAGGGATGGTGATGCCACGGGACTGACGGCCGAGCTTGGCAGCAGCAGCTTCGGAAGCCTCGATCTCGAACGCAGCGGCCTCACGGGCAGCACGGTCGGTCGGGTTGGACAGATAGTTGATGGCACGCAGGAAGGAGAAGCTGCGGCTCTCCTTCTCGCTGAGGCCAATGTCGGCGGCCTGCATGGTCACGGTCTCCTGGGGAATGTTGAGCTTGTCGAGGACAGCAGCACGAGCCTCATCGATTGAACGACCAGACTCGACCATTTGCCGGCCAAGATCCTCCATGCGGTGCTTGGAGCACAGGGAGGTGATATCTGAGATGCGGGCGCGCTCAGCCTCGGCGGCTTCAGCACGCACCACGGCCAGATCGGGGGTGGTGTTTTCCATTGAAGGAATGGGATCGGGTGTTGGTGCTGCCGAAGCAGCAGTGTCATCCTGCAGAGATCGACCAATCCCGACGCCGGGGTCAGCCGGCACCGAGACGACGCTGATCTCGTAAGGAGACCAAGCAGTAGCAACAAAGTCGCCACTGCCACGCTCCTCCATTTTGTCGATGGAGTAGCCGAAGGAGACATTCCGAAGAACGCCATCCTTCACATCACTCAGGATCTCCTGAGCGAATGGGTTGCGGCTAAACCGCACACGGGCATAGCCACGACGCTTTGACCCGTCGATGTATGCCCGCTCAACCACACCGATCACTTTGTCAGGGTTGTGGTTGAACAGCAGCGGCGCACCATCGTTCAAGCGGCTCAGATCAGCAGCCTTGCCTTCATGGCTCAGGATCTCATTGCCGAAGTATCGAGCGACCGGATACTCAGAGCTAAAGGGGAACTCGTAGGTCCGATCCTCCACCTCATCGAACGCAGTCATCTCGCTGCGCTGATACTTGCCGGTCAGGCTGCGCAGTGCCGCGATCTTGGTGAGCGTCGAGAACTTATGGCCGACCAGCGTCTCGGTCGCCTCCCAGCCTTCGTCGCCTTCGCGGTAGATGCGAATAAGAGCAGCAGGATCCTCAGCGCTGGCGTCGATGCTGAACTCGGTGTCGGGTACGCCCAGCGTGCCCTCACGCATCACATGCTCGATCCGACCGCGCGCAGTGCCACCGCTCGAATCCCACTGCACAAAGTCGCCTTCGCTCAGTTCGCCCGGTGCAGCACGATCGGCTTCACCATCGCCCGTAGCTTCCTCGAACATGATCGGATCGAAGTCATGCTCGGCCAGCCAAGCACGCGCCTCGGCTGGGGTGTACTGCGAGCTACGGAATCGGATGGCTTGAATTTCGCTCACGCCTTCCTTGATCCCGTAGATGAAGTCAATGCCTGAGCCGCCCGCATCGTTCTCTCGACGTAACGAATCATATTGCTCGGGATCGGTCAGCCGAGCAGCATGTTCATTCGGATAGGGGCGCTCTAAGTCCACGGCGCTTCTTTCTTGTAATGCCTTGATTCTATCGGCCTTGGATGTAGCCCATTCCTGGCCAGCATCTCCGCCCCATGCCGCCCATGCCACACGTCCAGGCGATGGATAGCCATCTTCGCCAGGACTGAATCCTTCGCCCTGCTTGTCCACCTCATGCCGGGCGAACCATGCCGCCATCGTGATCACCGTGTCGGCGCTCAACTCATCACCGCCGAGGATCTGCCCAGCTCGCCTAGCCGCCACCTCGGTGCCGCCATCGCGCCCCTCAGCCTTCCAATCCCGATAGCGCTGCGCCTCCTCCTTCATGCCCTCCGTGGGCATCAGGTCGATCTCCTGCCCCTCGATCGTTGCCATCAATCTCCCTGCAACTGCTCGCTCAGATCTTCAGTCCCTTCTTCCTCGGGATAGTCCTCCTCCTCCTCGATCACCGGCTCGGTCTCCTCGAACGGTGCCTCGGTGCCCATCGGCCGTGAAGCCTGCACCGCACCACCCTCAGTCACCTCGCTCGGATCGGTGTCCGTGATGATGTTGAACTCATCGAGCATCGCCAGCTCGCTCTGGCGGGTGAGCATCACATCATCCAGGTCGCCACCCTGTTCTGCGATGACCTGCGTCAGAGTCTTGAAGCCGCATCGCACCGCGGTCTTGTACGCATCCACTTCCTTCTGCGGATCAACCCACTCCCAGCTCCGGGGGATCCACTTGCTGGCGCGATAACGATCAGGGTTGGTCTCATATCCAGGCAGGTTCACAGCACCGCTCAGCACCGCCATCTCCAGCCATGCGTTGAAAACAGGCTGGTGGAAGTTCTCGATCATGTACCGCTGCAGCACGCGGTACGCATCACGCTCCTCGAGCAGGCTCAGCCGGCTGCTGCTGTAGTTGCTCTCGGAGAAGTTCTTGCTGATGCTCTCAAACGAAACGCCCAGGCCAGCAGCCACAGCACGCAGCATCGACCGGGTGAATGGCTCGAGCTGACCGTCCGGTGCGTTCATGTCCGGCACCGTCACGCTCTGACCCGGATCGAGGTACTTGAACACTCCCGGCTGGAACTCGCTAACGCGCTCGCCTTCATACATCTCATCCGCCGTCAGTTCACCCTCGGGACTAGTGATAAATCCCATCAGCGCACTGCTAGCCCGTGCCCGCACCAGCTCGGCCTCCTCATAACCCTGCAGCATGTGCAGCCGCATCAGCGCCGATGCGAACCACGTCACGCCCCTGGTCTGCCCAGGTCGTTCCGGAATAAACAGATGGATCACCTCATCAGCAGGTACCCGGATCCGGCGGCCAGTCGTGCGCACGTTGCCGGCGTAGGTATCGCCCGGATGGTTCGCATAGAAGTGATACGCCTGCGGCCGCAGATACTGATCCACCTCGATGCCCATCCGCACCGTGTTGCCATCCTTGGCCTGCGGCACGTCATCATCGATCAGGTAGTCAGCCTCCAGTAGTTGCAGCGCGAACGGCACACGGCTATCGCCGAACGGCCGGCGGATCATCCTGATGAAGATCTCGCCGCTCTCCGCCAAGCTGCGCACCGCCAGCCGCTCGATATCGTGGAAGCCGAGCAGGCCGCTCACGTCGCAGCGGTATTTGTTCATCCATTTCTCGAACGCCTCATGGATTTGGGCGTTCATCGCCTCATCCAACTTGCCCCCGCGCAGCATCCGCACCTGGCTCTGATGCCGGATGCCGTGGCCGATCACGTTGTTCTGGATAGCGCGCAGCGCCTGCTTCGCATAGTCCGAATCACGGCACAACTGCCGCGCCCGGTTGCGCAGTGCCTTGAAGCTCGACTTGATCTCGCTATCGG